ACATTATTTTGATTGGCAAAATTTACCTCATGCAACTGCAAACGCAAGTTTATATCCTAGACCGATGTTAGTTCTGACAGGTGTTATGACGGATAGAACTAGAGAACTTATAAAAGTTCAATCAAATCATTATCTAATTTAATCCAACAATTATGACAAAGTACCTTAGAACCTTCAATAAGAACTGTTATCTCTTCTCTAGAACCATTGATAGCAGTTGTTTTTGATTTCTTGCGTATCTCAGAATCATGAGGATGAAACTTCAAACAGACAGTTTCGGACTCACCACAACTGATACATGATTTATCGGATAGATGATTGTTTAACCATGCGACACGTTTATTGTAATGTCTTCTTGCAACTTTCTTTATCGTCTCTTTGTATTTTTCATAATGTGTCTGCATAATTATATTTATATATACTTAGTATATAAAAAGCATGATTTAGAAAAATTAATTTCTATAAATAATCATGAAATTACAAAGATATAATCTTAATAGGAGACAACCATGCCTAGTACATTCGGCGTTTCACCTGGCGTTCAGGTAAGAGAAGTAGATTTAACGAATGTCGTACCTGCAGTTGCAACATCAATAGGTGCAATCGCTGGACCATTCGAAAAAGGCCCTGTTTCTAGTGTGACTACTATCAGTTCCGAAGAAGAGTTAGTAGAGATTTTCGGTAAACCAAATGCTGACAATTTCGAAGTATTCTTTACAGCTGCAAACTTTCTAGGATATACAAATAACCTAAAAGTAGTTAGAACGGAGTCTGGTGTTTTAAACGCTGGTGCAAACAGTGGAATATTAATCAGAGACACAGATCATTATTTAAATTCATTTGCGGCAGGTCAAGGTTCACACGGTGAGTGGACTGCAAGAACTGCTGGAACATGGGGCAATTCACTTGGTGTTTCATTATGTCCAAGTGCGACTGCATACGAACAAGTTATTAGTTCATCAAGTCAAACAGTTGGTGAGGATGCTGCAGGTTCAACATCTATCGCTGTTGACGATATAGATTTAGCAAATAATGTTATCGCAGTTGGTGACATTGTATCATTCTTCCAAGATTCAGCAGGTGCGACACCTGTGACTGGTGAGACTGGTAAACAATATGAAGTTACTGCTGTTGACACAAGTGCCAACACCATGACAATTAAAAGATTAGATGATCCAAACGGTGGTGGAACACACAATATTATACCTGATAATTCATTTATTAAAAGACGTTGGAGATTTTACGATTTATTCAATGGCGCTCCAGGCACATCATCATACGCAACAAATAATCAAAGAGGAACAAATGATGAACTTCACTTTGTTGTTTATGACAGAACTGGTGCGACCACAGGGTTTTCTGTAGATTCAAACGGACAGAGAACAAACGCAGTTATTGAGACATTCTCAAATTTATCAAAACATCCTAACGCAAAAAATGAATCTGGTTCATCAATTTACTACCCAGACTATGTTTATTCAAACTCAGATTTCATTTATTGGACTGATCATATTTCCTCAGGTTCAAATTGGGGAACTAATCTAACAGGCACAACTGCATTTACAGATGTTGTAAGTGTTGTAGTTGACGAGTTAACTGGTGGCACAGATGATTACGCTGTAACTGCTGGCGAAACAAAAACTGCATATGAAAAGTTTGAAGATGATGCAACTGAAGATGTAAACTTAATTCTTGGTGGTGAGTCATCAATAGTTGCAGATACACAATCTGCATATGATACACATGCAACAATGATTAATGACATCGTAACAGCAAGAAAAGATTGTTTAGGTTTTGTATCACCTCGTAGAGGTGCTGTTGTAGGAGTCACAGACTCAGCAACACAAACTAAAAATGTATCTGAAGATGCTGCAACTGTTCCAAGTTCATCATTCTTAGTTCTTGACAGTGGATACAAATACATGTACGACAAATACAACGATACATTTAGATTTGTACCTTTAAACGGTGACGTTGCTGGAACATGTGCTAGAACTGATGCAGTAGCAGATTCATTCTTCTCACCTGCTGGATATAACAGAGGTAGAATTAGAAATGCAATCAAACTTGCTTACAACCCAAATCAAACACAAAGAGATGAGTTGTACAGAGGAAGAGTCAACCCAGTGATCAATCAACCAGGTCAAGGTGTTGTTCTATTTGGTGATAAAACAGCATTGACAAATCCTTCAGCATTTGATAGAATTAATGTAAGAAGATTGTTTATTCTTTTAGAAAAAGCAATCTCAACAGCTGCTAAATTCCAACTCTTTGAGTTCAACGATGAATTTACAAGAGCTCAATTTAGAAGTTTGATTGAACCTTTCCTAAGAGACGTACAAGGTAGAAGAGGTATCACAGACTTTAGAGTTATAGCAGATGGTACAAATAACACTGGTGAAGTTATTGATAGAAACGAATTTGTCGCAGACATCTTTGTAAAACCAAATAGATCAATCAACTTTATCCAACTAAACTTCGTTGCGACACGAACAGGTGTAGCGTTCACTGAAGTAGCAGGAGCAGTATAATGGCAAACATAGACGATTTTAAAGCTAATCTTGCAGGTGGTGGTGCTCGTGCTAATCAGTTCAGAGTAACTATTACACCTCCAACAGGTATCGCAATTGGTTTAGATGTTAGAAATGCTTCATTCTTATGTAAGGCATCAAACTTACCAGGTCAAACACTTGGTGAGATACCTGTGCCTTTCAGAGGAAGAAATGTATATATCGCAGGTGACAGAGAGTTCGAAACATGGACTACTACTTTCATCAACGATACTACTTTCAATGTAAGAAATGCGATTGAAAGGTGGATGAACGGAATCAATGATTTAGCAGAGAACACAGGTGTTACTTCTGCCACTGATTATCAAGCAGATTTATTTGTCGATCAATTAGACAGAGATGATGCAGTTCTTAAAACTTATATTTTAAGAGCATGTTTTCCACAATCTATCGCACAGATTGATTTATCATACGATACAGTGAATGCATTGGAAGAATTTGAGGTGACTTGGAGATATCAACACTTTGAAACAAGTGGTGTGAACTTCTAATTTACCTACTATAAATAACAGTAGGAGCTTATTATGGCAGAATTATTCGGATTTAAATTCGAGAGAATCAAGGATAGCGATAGTAAAGAAAAATTTACTCAGGCCTCATCTGATGACGGAACAGTCGAAGTCGCAGGTGGGGGCCACTACGCTACTGTCTTAGATCAAGACGGAAGAGACAGAAGTGAGTATGATCTTATCAAGCGTTATCGAGACATATCACAACAACCAGAGTGTGACAGTGCGATTGAGGATATCGTAAACGAGGCAATAGTCTCTAACGAAAGAGATCAATCAGTCAGCATCATACTTGATCAACTTCCATACAGAAAAAATGTTAAAGATAAAATCAGAGAGTGTTTTGATGAAACATTACAACTTTTAGATTTTGATACAAAAGGTCATGACATTTTTAGAAGGTGGTATATTGATGGCAGAATCTATTATCATAAAATTATTGATAATAAAAATCCGAGAGTAGGTATACAAGAAGTAAGATACATTGATCCTAGAAAAATTAAAAAAGTAAAAGAAGTTACAAAACAACCAAAGGCAACAGGGCCAGAACTAATTAAAAAAGCAGTTGACTATTATGTCTATAATGAAAAAGGACATAACATGAATTCAACACAAGGTGTTAGAATATCACCTGATGCAATCACATATTGTGTATCTGGTTTGACTGATGCAAATAAAAATATAGTTTTATCATATCTTCACAAAGCAATCAAACCTGTAAATCAATTAAGAATGATTGAAGACTCACTTGTTATTTACAGAATATCAAGAGCACCAGAGAGAAGAATATTTTACATAGACGTAGGTAATTTACCAAAAGTAAAAGCAGAACAATATCTAAAAGATGTGATGCAAAGATATCGTAACAAACTTGTTTACGATGCAAAGACTGGTGAGATTAGAGATGACAGAAATCACATGTCAATGCTTGAAGATTTTTGGTTACCAAGAAGAGAAGGTGGTAGAGGAACAGAAATATCTACATTACCGGGTGGATCTAACTTAGGTGAGATTGAGGATATAATTTATTTCCAAAGAAAACTTTATCGTTCACTTAATGTTCCAATCTCAAGATTAGAAGCAGAGCAAAACTTTTCTTTAGGTAGAACCACTGAGATCACTAGAGACGAACTTAAATTTTCAAAGTTTGTTCAAAGAATTAGAAAAAAGTTTACACCATTATTCAATGACATTTTAAAAACACAATTAGTTTTAAAAAATGTTATTAACATTGAAGAATGGAATGACATCAAAGAACATATTCAATATGACTTTATGAAAGACGGACATTTTGCTGAGTTGAAAGATGCAGAGATTTTAAGAGAACAACTAGATCAACTTGGTCAAGTCGAAGGTTATGTTGGAACATTTTTCTCAAAACTGTGGGTACAAAAAAATATTCTTAAAATGACAGACTACGAGATTGAGGAAATGAGAAAACAAATAAACATTGAGGCAGGCAATCCACCAGATGAAGGTGGAGTCAATATCGGTGATAACGATGGTATAACAAATGAACCATTAAAGACACAACCAGAACCTCAAGAACCAGAAGGAGATGATAATGAGCAGTAAAGATATAGTTGACGCACTTGCAAAAAGTAAAGCATTAGATGCTGAGGATGCGTTCAAAGATACAATGAAGAACAAAGTTGCAGATGCAATAGAGACAAAAAAAGTTGAAGTAGCACAAAGTTTTGTTAAGAATCACTTACCTGATGAAACACAAAGTGAAACTCAACCTGAAGAAAAGGAAGATGCATAAATTTAACGAATTATATTCATCAATTTTCGAGAAAGATGAACACAAAAAATCAAAATCTTATCGGAAACTTGCGCCAAAAATGAAGAAAGCAGTGGACGAATTGTTTAAAAAGCTTGATACTAAGGGCTCAAATTTCCTAAATAATTTTGAGAAAACTATATCTGATGTCTCAAAAAGGTATCGTGTACCTGAAAAAAAGTTATATGATTATTTTGAGAATGAAGCAATGGATATATTAAAGTAAGGAAAACATGGCAGTAGTAGTACAAACACTAAGAGATTCAGACTTTGAAACAGTAATCAAAGTCACAACAACATCAACAAATTCAGCTGCGAGTATCCTAGATGCTTCTGCCTTAACAGGTGCATCTACCGATCCTAGACTATCATTAGTAGCATGTAGTTGGTCAGTAGGATCACAAACTGATATTTTATTTGATGCAACATCTGACGTTGTTGCGTTATCACTAAATGGTAGTGGTCATTATAATGCATCAGCAGTTGGATTTCCAGCAATCCCTAATAATGCTGGTTCTGGCGTGTCTGGTGACATACTATTAACAAATGGATCTGCATCAGTAGGATTCATTATATTAAAATTTAGAAAGACTTCGGGGTTTGATAACTTAAGCTAATGAATACAGTAAAACTTATAACAGAGGCGAATGATTTTAGTGCATCAAACTATATTATTGAAGAAAAAGATAACGGAAAAAAAGATTACAAAATAAAAGGTATCTTTATGCAATCTAACATAAAGAATAGAAACGGAAGAGTATATCCGAGAGATGTTCTTATGAAAGAAGTAAAGAACTATGATTCTAAGTTCATACAAAAAAACAGAGCGTTTGGTGAACTTGGACACCCAGATGGTCCAACTGTAAATTTAGACAGAGTATCACATATGATCACAAGTCTAAAACCAGAGGGTGATAATTTTATAGGAGAAGCGAAGATAATGTCAACACCTATGGGTGAGATTGTAAAATCACTCATGGATGAAGGTGCGACATTAGGAGTTTCATCAAGAGGTATGGGGAGTTTAGACCAAAGAGGTGGTGTAAACTATGTGAAAAATGATTTTAAACTTGCAACCGCAGGTGATATCGTGGCAGATCCTTCAGCACCTTCCGCCTTCGTAGAGGGTATCATGGAAGGTAAAGAGTGGGTTTGGGATCACGGTTCACTTGTAGAAGCACAAGTTTACGAAATGAAAGAAAGAATTGAAAAAAGAGTTAGAGCAAGACAAAATAAGGAACAAGCATTAGAGTTTGCGAAGTTTCTTAAAATGCTTTAATTTATAAATAATTATGTATAAATATAAAAAAAGGAGAACATCCCCATGGCTAACGAACTAGACAAAACCATTGAGGAATTAGAAGCGGAAGTTTTGGCTGAACTAGAGGAAGCCGCACATGATGCTCCTAAAAAGAATGCTGCTCCTGCCGAACCTATGGTAGCAGCTCCAAAAGATGGTGCAACAAACGTAGAAAAAGGTGCTAAACCTGCCGAGGTAGGTGCCGCTTCTGTTGCTGCTGGGAAATCCGGTAAAGAGATTACGAATGACCCTGCACAAAAAGGCGAACTAAAACCCGAACCTGCCCCAAAACTCAAAGAAAAGAAGCACAAAGAAGAAGGTATGCATGACTTAAACAAAGAAGGTATGCATAAAATGGAAAAAGTCCATAAAGAAGGTGCTCACGAAGACGATGAGGATAAGGAAAAACTAAAAGCTGGCGCTCACGATAAAGAAGACGAGGCTGATAGTGGCATGGAAGGTATGCACAAAGAAATGGATCATGGCAAAATGAAAGAAGATATGATGAAGGCTATGAAGTCAATGAAAAAAGACGACATGGTTGAGTTATATGCAACTTACATGAAGAACGCTATGAACATGACTAAAGATGAAATGTATAAAGAAATGATGAATGGCATGGATAAAATGTCAAAAGGCAAAATGGAAAAACTTCACGCTGCCTATCATTCAGAAATGGGTCATCCAAACGATGACGAGAAAGATGCAAAGACTGAAGAAAGACTAGCATCTGTAAACGTCAAAGAACACGTTGACGCATTACTATCATCTGATAGCAATCTTTCCGAAGAATTTAAAGTTAAAGCTGCAACAATTTTTGAAACTGCTGTAAAATCCAAGATCAGAGAAGAAATCAAAAGATTAGAGGAAGAATATCAGTCAGAATTAAGAACTGAAGTTGCTGATGTACACGAAACTTTAACAGACAAAGTTGACAACTATTTAAACTATGTCGTTGAAGAGTGGATGAAAGAAAACGAACTTGCTCTTGAGCGTGGTCTCAAAGGCGAAATCGCTGAAGATTTCATCTCAGGTCTAAAAACATTGTTTGAAGATCATTACATCGATGTGCCTGATGAAAAGTACGATGTACTTGAGGCACAAGCTGATAAAATTTCTAAATTAGAAGAGAAGTTAGAAAAAACAATTCAAGAAGTTGTTGAAGCGAAAAAATCTAACGGATCACTAATCAAAGAAAAGGTTATAAAAGATGTAACATCTGATTTAACCGACACAGAAATTGAAAAATTTGAGTCTCTTGCTCAAGATGTAGAATATACTGAAGAGGGTGTATATACTGAGAAGTTAAACACACTTAAAGAATCCTACTTCCCAAAACAGAAGGTTCAAACGGAAACACATGATGAAGTAGAAACTGGCACCGCTGTAGAGGACTTGAATGAAGACGGTTCAATTGCAGCCTATATGTCTGCAATTGGCAGAACAGTCAAGAGTGCGAAATAATAAATAGTAAGATATAAAGAGGAGAGACGAATGTTTCAAACACAAAACTTACAAGAGAAGTGGCAGCCAGTCCTTGAGCATCCCGATTTACCAAAAATTGATGATGCCTACAGACGAGCTGTTACTACTGTCATCTTGGAAAACCAAGAAAAAGCGTTAAGAGAAGACAGAGCGTTCTTAGGTGAAGCTGCACCAACAAACGCAACTGGTTCTTCAATTGACAATTGGGACCCAATCCTAATTTCATTAGTAAGACAATCAATGCCAAATCTTATTGCGTATGATGTCTGTGGTGTTCAGCCAATGACTGGCCCAACAGGTCTTATCTTTGCAATGAGAGCAAGAGCAAAATCACAAGCAGGCGTACAAGCGTTGTTTGACGAGGAAATTCCATTTCTATCAAACCAAGACGCTGCAGGCGACACAGGTGCTGGTGATCAGTCAGGTACTAACCCTGCTGTTCTAAACGATTCACCTGCTGGAACTTACACATCTGCTACTGGTATGACAACTGCACAGGCTGAAGCATTAGGTGATACAACCGATGATGCTTTCGCAGAAATGGCTTTCTCAATCGAGAAGCACACTGTGACTGCTGTTTCAAGAGCTCTAAAAGCAGAATACACAATGGAACTTGCACAAGACTTAAAAGCAATCCATGGTTTAGATGCAGAGACAGAACTTGCAAACATCTTATCAGCAGAAATCTTAACAGAGATCAACAGAGAAGTGATCAGAAATATCTACTTCTCAGCTGTAAAAGGTGCTCAAGTAAACACAACAAACGCAGGTATCTTTGACTTAGACACAGACTCAAACGGTCGTTGGTCAGTTGAAAAGTTCAAAGGACTTCTTTTCGGTCTTGAAAGAGATGCAAACGCAATCGGACAAGAAACACGAAGAGGTAAAGGTAATATCATCATTACATCTGCTGACGTTGCTTCTGCTTTACAAATGGCTGGTGTTCTAGAT